CCTGATTCCAAGCTCCTTTAGAACCATTTAGTTGTTTCATATCGACGCCATAAGAAGCTTTCATTTTTTCGAAGGTCGCTCCTTTGTAGGTCGTATGCCAGACGATTCCAATTTTCGCCCCTGTAATTTCCTTTGCTGCTGGTGTAGCCGCAGGGACAGCATAAACAATCGTATTCGGGTGGAAGGTGACATATTCTTGCCCATCGATCTTCTCCTTTTTAAGATCGTCTTTGACAAACATAATGTCGCCCTGAATGACATCACTGATATTGGCGCCTTTTAACGCGTCAAAAGCGGTCTTAAGTTTAATTGATAAGTCACCTGACGTATCAGCATCGATATCAGCATGTGACTTGTATACTTTTGGTGTTGCGTTGAAAACACCCTTTTTAGCTACAAAGAACTGCCCATCACTTGGATCTTTACCAACGAATACAGCAGGAGCGCCATCCCATTTTACTGTGACGTCGACTTCTTTTGTTGCATTTCCAGCTAACATATTTCTTAACGAACGCAATGCAAGGATAGCGTCTCTAGCTCCTTTCACACCACCATAGATCACTTGATCCTCAATATGAGTCATATGAGTATTTTTTTCTTCATTCAATAAGTGTGTTTGAAAACTTTTTAGCATTATTCTACCTTTGCATACGGTCCAGATAAATCTGATTGTGATGATGCATAACTTAGCATCGCGGAAACTATTTTTTCTTGTGTGGCACTACTTGCTTTATCAATTTCATAGGCCAACTGAGCTGATAAAAATTTTGATACCCACCAGTTAAAGTCTTGACCAGCTACAGCAGCTTCAAATGTTTTTCTATCTAAATCACCATTAAAGTGCTTATAGTAGTCAAAAAACTTATCCATGAGTTCATCATTTTTTTCTTTAACATCAGCCTGTGGGATTAAAACAATACCATTTTTAGCCATCAAGGCGTTAATAGGACCACCGGATATTTTACCCATATTTGCAGTCTTACCTTTAATTTCGCCTTGCCATGTTGAACCAAATTTTCTAAACTGAATTTCACCACCTTCATATCTTAGGTATGAATCTTGTGAATTAAAGAATCCTTTTTTACCAATAGTCACACCTTCATACTTATAAGTTGGTCTGTCATCTGTTACGTTTTTTAGCGAGTATGTGGCAGAAGATCCAACCTTTTTAAGTGACACTCCAATAACATCACCGTTGTTGATTGCATCTAGCATCATATTATTTAGTTCTAGAATATTATTTGCTTTGGTAAAATCAATAGTGGCACCAGTTGGTGATACCATATAAATGTCTGCTGGTGACCATTTATTTAGATTAGAGAATAGTTTCTCATCACGATTAAGTTTCTTCCAATGATTTTCTAAGGTAGAAACCCACCTTGAACCACGGTGAAACTGATATTTGCCTCTTGGGAATTTTTGTTTAAGAATTTTAGCGGTTGTCATGCATGAAAGATACCAATCTTCTGGTAATGCTTCCATTGCTTTTAATTTGGCATCCACCTTAAAATAGCGCCTTACCTTTCCAAGATTACGGAAAACAAAAGGCTCACCATTAAAGTGAAGTGCACAATATAGACATTGAAGTGATTCGGCTGCAGCAGTAACATCTGAACCGGCGCCAGAACCACCGCCCTTTGGCTTAGCATTTAGCTTTACACCACCGGGCAATTCCGTACGACCAATAGAAGAAGATCCACCGGCCGGATTATATTTACCTCTAAACTTAGTTGCAAGGTCTTGAAGTGCTCCAACTCTATCAGCAGCGATAAAGTCTATATTGTTACCTTGGATCTTTTTAATTTCATAGCCAAGTTTTTTTAATTCAAGTTCAACAGCACCTACGTCCATCGTATTACCTTTTGTTAAGTTTTAGCTGCATATATTTATATGATTTCGTTCTCCCAAATTTCTAAAGCATACTTATCTTGCAATCGATAAGCTTCTTTTTCCCACGGTAAATCATAATAATCAGTATCTGCTGGGATTATTTTTGACTTCCATCGAGCTGGTTTGCCACTACAACCGTCATCCATTTCATTACGAACCCATTGTTTAACATGAATCATCTCATGGACGATTGTAGTGACAAAGTCTTTTAAGCTTTGCTTTTTGTCAATTTCAATACAAAATTCTCTATTGCTATTTTGCATCATACAGAAACCAACAGCATCACTCTTAATATCAACTATTTCGACTAAAATATCTAGAGTACGATGTCTTGGCATAAGCTTATGAATCATATACCATACAACATTTTCAGCAATATTTCGCTGAAACTTTTTTCCACCGGTAATCTCTACAATATTCATGCAGTTGCCATCCATCTATTAAAAGTTTCACGGTCAACGTTAAGGCTAGACGCCAATTCGTCAAAATGTTTTTGTTCAGCCTCTTCACGCATAGCTTCTTCTTCAGCCTCTGCATTCATATAAGCAACAGCTGAATCGATTTCAGCATGCAATTCTTCATCAGTCATAGATGAAAAGTCCATACTACGCGCTAAGCTTTTGCTAAAAGCATCAGCAACAGCATAGTACGCACCCTCTTCAAGAGTGATGCGATCGTACTCTTTAAGAGTACCACTTGGAACACGCTCGCTCCAGTAAGCTGTGTCTGTATGACACGGAACCATACCCATCCAGCATCCAGGCTTTTTGGAAAACTCTTCAGCCTCTTTACGTTGTGCGATGATGTAATCAACAAGTGCTTTTTCCATGATTTCCTCCTAGTAAGCGTAATTGCCCCAAAATTCATTCCACATTTCAGATACGTAATTTTCAGCTATTTGAATATCGAAATGAGTCTTAAGCTCTAACAGTTCAACAACTATCTTTTGAGCTTCAGATACGTGTTCTGATTCAGAGATAATGTTTTCCAGATCGGTAGACATTACTTGCTCTTCAATATCCATGATGTAATTTTTGATTTTCGACATTAGGCTACTCCTTCCATTTTTCCACGATGCCAAGCTACCTGCAATTCAGCTTCTTCGCATTTGCCACATTCATCAAGAGCAATTTGAAAGAACTTTTCAAGCTTCTTGATAATCTTAGGAGAGTTTAACTGAGGGTTATCGTGCTCCTGTTGAATCATATCAGGGAGAATACGAAGTGCACGCTCAATAGACTCTTTGTTTCCTGAGAGCTGTTCGCGGTATCTAGTAGCTGAGATCATCTTAATTTTCCTTCCTTTTCCATTTTATGATATTATTATAACACATTCTGATGGAATTGTAAAGGAAAAAGTGCAAAAAGTTATAGTTGCACTATCAATCACTTGTAATTTTTTTTGATTTTTTTTATACTTTTATGTCAGAAAAGTCTCTCGTTTTGACTCCTGTTGGCGTATTATCAAACACTGGCGTGTCATCTGACAAAGTCTGAGCGCTGTCTTCTACGTCATATAACCGCATTTTGGATCGATCTACGCCAATTACAAATCTCTTTTTGAAGGTTGGATCATTGTAACGATTCTTAAGCTGTTTGACCATCATTTGTCCGAGGCGCTGAAGCTCTTCCGACGATATGAGTGCAAACATAAAATCAGCCGTGGCAGGCAAACCAAACGATTCAGACGTATCTTCCAAACCAACATCCGTATTCGAAAAGCCAGAACGCGTAGTCTGAGTAGCACTAAAAAGTGGTACATCAAATTCGACTGCGAGACCGCGTAATTCTTCTGCAATCGCTTTAACATAGCTGTAAGAATTGATAGCACCTCCAAGTCCTTTCATACGAGACGAGGCACAGATGTTTAGGTAATCAATAAAGATAACATCTGGCACAAATTGCTTTTTCAGTTTTAGTTCATTTAGAAGAGCTCTAAAGTGGCTGGCATGAGCGGCACCGGTGGGATATTCCTTAATAATTAGTTTGCCAATATTCTTACGAGCAATTTTCTCGATTCGATCGTCAAACATTTTTTTATCAAGTTTCTCTAGCTGATCAATGGGCAAATTGAACAGATTTGCATCAATACGTTCCGCAATTCTCTCTTCAGACATTTCTAAGGTAATGTACAAAACATTCTTTCCTTGCATTAGAGCAGAAGCTGCAACGTGACACATGAAAAGAGATTTACCCACACCGGTACCGGCCAGCGCAATGTTCAAAGTCTTATTAGGAATACCACCCTTGGTGATCTCATTAAAGTTCTCAAGATCAAATGGGAGTCGATCTTCCTTACGGTGATAGAACTCAAATCGATCATCAGAATTGTCAATATAATCATGACCTACGTTGGTGTCGAAGCTTACACCAAGCGCTTCTGATAGGATTTCGGGTACTGCGTTTTTAGTAAGACTTTGATGCTTTCCATCAATAATAGTGATGGAATCCATGACGGCAAGATAGATTGCTCTATCCTGACACCATTTTTCTGTTCGATCCAAAAGCCAATCGTCATTGACTGGTTCTGATCGAAACATAAGGTCAAAAGCTTCAGATACTTCTTTACCTTTATCGGTATATTCGATAGCCAAAGCTTCTTGAGTTGGAATTTTATTATACTTATTGACAAAGGATACAACCTCTTGAAAGAGACCTTTGTATTCGCCTTCAAAGTATTCTTTTTTGATGAAAGGTATTACCTTTCTTAGATACTCATCACTGGAAAGGAGATTCCGGAGTATCGTCAGTTGAATGTTTGCTTCGGTCATTTAGTTTATATTTCCCATTTTCAAATGCTTCTTCAATGATATTAGTTAGTACTGCACCGATATAATTTTTGAAATCTTCAGAGTCGTTTAACTCTTCTTCTTCAAATTGCCCACTATCGATTAGCGAGTACTTAAAATCTACATATGCTTCTTCTTCACCGACTTCTCGAACTTTGATCTGTCCATACATATATGTTACGCCTGGAAAGTGATCACCAGTTAGACGAACTGCCCAGTGATCGTCAGCTTCTGAAGTTGCAAAGGTATAATCACTCGTCGTTATCGTTGGAGATTGCATCAATTACCTCATCTACAATAGTTGTGTGACCAATCTGATATTTCTTTTTCAGAAACTCTTTAAAGTCAGTTTGTTCAAAGATTGGCTTCCAAAAGTCTTCGGCTAGCGTATCTTTTTCTCGTACTTTCGGGTCAAGTAGCTCTCCAGTTTCCTGGCTAACCCTGCAATACCAGCCATTAGACGGCTTAGCGACATATTGACCTTCGAGAGCAACATCAAGCAGACCAGACCACTTTTGTACTCCACCTTCCCAGCTAACACTAATGGGAACCTTAGACTTCTCGCGAACAAAACGCGATTTCTCGACGTTGATGACAAAATGATAACCTTTAATTTCTGTGCCTTGCTTGTCCTGCTGGCGACCAAGAATCCAGATGTTATCGGCTGAATAGTAAATGCCGGTACCACCAGATACAGTTGGTTTTGAGAACATTTCAAGAGACATATAGGTATGGTTTACAGCCAGCAAAGGAATATTCTTCATAGTAAGATATGGTGTTACCATACGGAACAGACCTTTCAATGCTTTAGCCCGAGACATATCAGCCACAGACTTTTCGTTAATAGCGTCTTCAAGTTCTTTCTTAGATGCTAGGTTACCAATTGAGTCAATTACAATTACAACTTTATCATTTCGTTCAATAGCTTCTAGCTGATTAACCAAATCAAACTTTAGCTTTTCGACATCAGTAATTGGTGTATGTAGTACTCGTTTAGTATCAATACCAAATGCTTCAAAGTAAGATTGTGGTGAACCAAATTCACTGTCATAGAATAAAATAACAGCGTCTTTATATTTTCTTAGATATGCACTTGCCATAATAAGTGCAAATGAAGTCTTAAAGTGCTTTGACGGGCCGGCAAGTACAGTAAGACCAGAAGTCAAACCACCATCGGCATCACCAGACAAAGCAACGTTAATCATTGGTACTTCAGTTGGTACCATATCTTTTTCGTTGAAGAACTTTGATTCTGCAAGGATCTCTGATTCTTTGACCTTGCTGTTCTTCTTTAGTTTATCCATAATACTCATATAAAACTCCTTTAACTGGCCTATTATACCACATTCTCAT